GCTGGTGTTGAGCAAATAGAAGGAGGCCAAGGTGGTCCAAGCGCGCAAAATATTTAACGCCTTTGATGAAATGGGCGGTATAGCGGACCCGGTAGAGTTAGCCAGAATTAAAGCGGATAACTCTGCTGCGTGGGATAAGCTAGAAAACCTAATTCATCAAGTATTTTCACAAAATGAGCAGGGTAAAGAGCTTTTAGATATATGGAAAGAAGCTTTAATCATGACACCAACCGTCACAGCGAATTCAACACAGTTTCAAGCTGGTATCGCTGAAGGCAGAAAAGAGTTTATCCGTGGAATTTATTTAACCATTAAAAAAGTAGAGAGCAATTAACATGATCATTAATAAAAATTGGTTAGGCCGAGTTTTTAGAGAAGAAGCAAGTGCAGATGGTGGCGAAGGTGGTAGTGCTGATGTTACACCTTCAGCCGATGAAACAGCCGTTGCAGATATGGCGAAAGCTGATGGTGATAAAGGTGGTGATGATGCCACAGCCGCACCAGATTGGTTGCAATCAAAATATGTGACCGATGGTAAAAGCCAAGAAGAAAGTATTTCTGAACAGGCCAAGGCTTACAATGAGCTTTCGGGTAAGTTTGGCGCTTTTACTGGTGCTCCTGATGAATACGCCGAAGTAGTTTTAAGTGATGAACTAAAAGAACTTGGCATTGAAATTAGCAATGATGATCCAATGATGAAAGCGGCGCAAGAATTCGCCAAAGAATCAAACATGAGCCAAGACGGCTTAAATGGATTAGTTAACCTTTATGCAATGCAGCAAGTGGCCGAGCAAAAAGCCGAAGCAGAATTTAAAGAAGGTCAATTAAAAGAACTTGGCCCTAATGCTAATTCCCGTATTGCAAACATCCAGCAGTGGGCGAATAAAAACCTAGATGCTGAAACCGTTCAGGGATTGGAGCAGATGGCAACAAGTGCTGAATCAGTCAAAGCTATTGAACGATTGATCTCAATGACTCGCGGTGCAGCCGTTAACCCTGATGAAGCAAATAATAACAGCGGTGCAAGTGCTGAAGATGTTAGCAAGATGCAGTTTGAACTTGACCAACATGGCAACCGTAGAATTAACACTGATCCAGAATTCAGAGCGCGTTACACAAAGCTACGCAATGAAGTGCATGGCACGGAAGACCACCGTCAGGTTATGGGCGGTTAATTTTACTTTAGATAGAATGGGGTGTAATATACCCCTAAGTCTATCAGACACCTCATTTATGAGCCTGAACAACAGACTAATTAAAGCATGAAAAAACTTTAGTTAGGCGGCCCCGTTTAGGACACTCCCCCTTACTAATACTAATTTAACTTAATAAGGGGCATCTAATGTCTAAATTCCTATCTAATGCTGCGGTACAAGAGTTTGACTCAGAAGTTAAACACGAATACCAAGGCACAAAAACTTTGCGTGAAACCGTAACCGTTCGTACTGGCGTTACTGGTGATGCTTACAAATTTACTCGTATGGGTAAAGGTATTGCTAACCAGAAAGCAACTCAAGCCGATGTTACTCCAATGGATATTACTCACGGTCGCCAAACGGCTAACCTTGAAAACTGGAACGCGCCGGAATATACCGATATCTTTGATCAAGCAGAAGTTAACTTTGATGAAAAGTCAGAATTAGCCATGACTATTGCGAAAGCTATTGGTCGCCGTGAAGATCAACTGATTATTGACGCATTAGCCGCTGTAAGTTTTGCCGCTACTAATGACAGTGATCCTGATACTGGTCGAGTATTTGATATTTCTGCCACTCGTAACTTCGATTTAGATTCAATCCGTAGTGCTGCCGGTCATTTAGATGATATTGAAGCAGATAGCGGTGACCGTCATATCGTTTTACGCGCTCAAGCAATGCAAACTTTGCTAGAAGATACTGAAGTAACGAGTTCAGACTTCAACACGGTTAAAGCTTTAGTTAATGGCGATCTTGATTCATACATGGGCTTTAAGTTTCACAAAATTGGCACACGTTCAGAAGGTGGTTTGCCGGGTGTAGCTGCTGACCGTATAGCTTTTGCTTACCATAAATCATCAATCGGTTTAGCAATCGGTCTTGATATGAGCACGACTATTGATTGGGTTGCACAAAAAACATCTTGGCTAGCCAATGGTATATTCAAAGCTGGCTCTGTTGCTCGTGAAGCACAGGGCATTGTTAAAATCCAATACGACGAAGGAGTATAATCATGGCTTTTTCTGCTACAGAGTTTTTGCCACTCTCATCAATGGCAAACAGTAACGCTCCTAGACATTGGAGTTATACCACACCGGACGCTAAAGCCACGGTTGTGGCAAGTGGATATTTTGACCTAGCAGCAAGTAATTTAGGCTTGCAGCAAGGTGATATTATTTGGTCTGTTGACGCTAACGGTGGGACGGAAACATTTACCACCATATTTGTCGATGCAATATCAGGGGCGGGAGTTGTAACCGTTCTAAGTACTGTTCAAATATTAGCTTAACTGAATTAGCCCTTAACATGGAGTGAGGGCGTAATTTTTCCGTTGTAGGGGGATCATCATGGCATTTAAGCAAAGCAATTTCGCAACTGTAGGCTCTCAATCTACCGACTCACCAAAAGTTTATTCATACAAAACAAGTGATAGCCTCCCCGTTGTCATTGCTGACGATTATTTTATAGATAAACGGTTTCAATTTGATGTTGGCGATATAATTTTAGCTAGTTTATCGGGTAGCCTTAACATCATCACAATAGAGACTGCTGGAATTTCAGGCGTTACCGCTTCAGTTTCCATTGCAGACTCACCAGTTAAACAAGTATTAGTCAATCAACTTTCCGACTTTCCCGATCCAATTGCCGAAGTAATAACGCTGGACGCTGATACCAGGTATTTGCTAGGTGATGATATAAACCTAGGTAATAACAGATTAGTGTTGGTTGCCAACACTGTTGTAGCTGGTATTGAATCAATCATTGTTACTCTGACATATACCGGAACAGGTGATATGTTTACAGGTGCTGACGTTTCAGCAAAAATAAATGATTTACGAATTGCTTGTTTGTCTGGTAGATTTATTAATTGGAATGATTCATTAGGTAGCGTTTTAAGATTAACTGATTTAGGTATTACTTGTGATAGGCTCGCTTTATTTACTGGTGTTAATTCATTTATACGATTAACTAACGTTAGCCCAACAACAATCACAACCGATGGTATACAATTTTCAGGCTCTTTTGGTGCGTTACAATTTCAATCATCATTAGCAAATTTAACTGCTGGTGATTTATTTGGTTTAGGCAATGCAACTTTTGTTAGCTTTAGGATAGCAACCTTTATATCGAATATCTCTGCTGGAGCAACGTTTTTAAATGGATTAGCTAATTCAGGAAATATAGTCGCTGGTGGCACAGGTTCAGTTCTTGGAACTACAATAAGCGGTGCTGGTACTCGTTTAAATAACATCAGCACTGAAGATGCTAGGTGGCAGTTCCTTTTAAATGATGACATTGCAGACACTAGACCAGACGGTCTTTTATCCCTGCAAGGAAATGCCGTGGCAACTGTTATCGGTACCGCTGGAGTGCCTGTTTTAATAGCTGGTACATTTACCGTAGAGCGATCTTCACAAATGACAGGAACCGTAGCTGGTCGTTTAACATATAATGGCGGCAAAAATATTGTAATACCTATTGATGGTTCTTTTACAGTCGAGCCTGTTTCTGGTGGCGCTGTTGATATCTCCATTGAAGTCGCAGTTGACGGGACAGTTGTACCAAACTCTAAACGAACCGCTAACGCATCTGCTGGTAATCCGGCAGCGATTCCTATCCCTTGGCAAGAAGATCTATCAACAAGTCAATTTATAGAATTCTTTGTCACAAATGAAGATACAACGGTTAATATTCTAGTATCAAGCGGAACCGAGAGGATCAACTAATGGCTAGTTCAATTGATATAGCTTCAAACGCACTTTTACTAATTGGTGATAACCCTATTAGTTCATTTGATGATCCCGGTGCTGGTGCTCAAGTAGCTGCAAATATTTATCCTGAAACTAAGCGTAGAATGCTGAGTGAACACCCGTGGTCGTTTGCCTTAAAACAGCAACGACTAAATAAGCTTTCACAAATTCCCGATATATTAACTGGCTTTTCAAATGCCTTTCAATTGCCGACTGATTTAATTCGTATATGGAATATCCAAAGCCATAGCGATTACATTTTAATTGGCAACTTACTTTATTCTAACCAAACAGAAATTTTGGCTACTTATATTTTTGATGTTGAGGAAGTTAATTTACCACCTCATTTTATTAAGTCGCTGGAATACGCTTTAGCCGCTGACTTTGCCATATCGGTAACTGAAGATAATGCAATGGCTAGTAGGTTTGATCAAAAGGCTATGTTCTTCACAGCCAAAGCAATGGGTATTGATAGCCAAGGCAGACCACAGCAAGCAATTATTGATTCACCATTGATTGATGCTCATTCAGGGCGAGGCAATATTTCAATTAGAGGTATATTTTAATGAGAGCAAGTACCTTCTTTGATTTTTATTGTGCAAGCGCACTCCCTGCACCATCCCCTAGAAATACGGCTAGATGCTCTTTTACTAGTAATTCCGTTTATTTCGCACCACTCAGCAAAGTGTTTAATAACGCCATTGATTTCAAGGTGGACTGTATTTCTTTTGTTTCTATTTTGCTGTTTAATGGTGGCCCATCTGCAATTTTCAGGGGTATAATCTCCGTCATTATCAATTCTATCTATAGAGTGATTTTTAGGTCTTTCGCCCATGTCACTAATAAAAAGAGTAAAATCATCCCAACGAGCGCAAACCTTTATTCCTCGACCACCATAATCATAAAACCTTTTGTAATTAGGGTTGTTGCATCTCTTGCGCATATCCTGCCATGTACAGTAAAGCTCGTGACTATTTCCTTTTTTAGGGCAGTGTCCATGCTTTGTTTTTGCCAATTTAGTACTAATTACCCTAAAGCATCCGCAAGAGGTGGTATGCCCACTTTTAAGCTTACTTCCCATTGGATGCGTTATCTTTCCG